CGACACTAAGATTGATCTAGAAAAACAGTATGAAACGGCTATCAGGTTTGATGACGACATACCATTTTAAGCATGGGAATTCGACTAACGATGAAACGAAAATGCAACCCGTATCAACGACCCATCGCGTTTACAGAAGCAAGCGACACAGGAGATGCGTTCGATCTCAAAGTGGGTCCATACATTTTTTTACAGACGACTTATGACGGCAATTTATTTCATGCGCCCGGACAAATGTTTGTTACAAAACAATGGGTTAATGATTTATCTAACCGGAAAAAAAGCCAGCACATAGAAAAAGAGTATTGGTCCGTAAAGAAAATAAGATACCAGCACCGCATCACACACCATGTTGACGAATGGGAGAATGATGCTTATGTTTAGAAAAATAGTATCTAAAGAGGTTGTTAAAAAAAATGATCCCAAGTGATTTTGAATCTGTTGATCAGCCTGAACACTACGCCCTTTCTGCGATGGAGTGTATTGATGCTATGGCTGCCGTATTTGGGCTGGAGGACACCCAGAAATATGCTGAGATTGCAGCCTTTAAGTATCTGTGGCGCATGAACAAGAAGAATAAAACCTCGGTTGAAGACAAGCTTAAAGCCGTATGGTATCTGCGGTACAGCATGGGAGACGACCCCAGGGCTGACTTGAATTTACGGCAGTCTGCTGCTTTAGATAAGGCCAAAAAAACTATCACTACTGCGGATCATAAAGACTCCTATGATGCGTCCGGTCCCATTGAAAGAAGATGGTTTAGACCCTAACGTCTCAGAAGGCCAATATGAACGATTATCCAGAAAGAGATTTAGACCCGCCAGAACACTGGACTTGCCATGAATGTGGTGGCCATTTCCACCTAGGTTTAAATGAAGAGCCAGAAGAAGATGAGCCTGTGCTTTGTTATAACTGCTTGCACTTTGACGGTTAAGCATGATCAACGAAGGCATGATGTCTAGTAAGACTTGCGAGTGGGCAACCCCGCAATATTTGTTTGACGACTTGGACAAAAAACACGGGCCGTTTACGTTAGATGTCTGCGCGACTAAAAAAAGTGCTAAGTGTGTAAATTATTTTGACGAAGAAATGGACGGACTCTCACAAACCTGGTCAGAAACTTGTTGGATGAACCCACCCTACGGGCGGCAGATTGGTAGCTGGATGGAAAAAGCGTACAAGGAAACCGTGATCAAAGGCAATGCAGAAAGGACTGTTTGCTTGATACCCGCCAGAACAGACACTGCCTGGTGGCATGACTACGCAGAAAAAGGCGAGTTTTACTTTCTGAGGGGAAGAGTTAAATTTGTGGGAGCAACCCACGGCTCTGCTCCGTTTCCCTCGGCCATTGTGATATTTAATTGGAAACCGCGCTGCTGATAAAAGAATTTAATGAGTCAACCCTTTAGGAGAAAACTATGAATTTTAAAGAAGGGATCTACGAAAATTTAGACTATCCTACCTACGACAGCATAGCGGCCTGGCGGAGTCACGATCTAACTGCAATCAGCAAATGCCCGTTCTCATGGAAGCATCGCAAGTTCAACAGCGAGTCGCCGGCCTTTTTAGAAGGCAGGGTGCAACACACTGTGTTTCTGGAGCACCACAAGTTTGACGAAGATTTTGTGATTCAGCCAGACATAAACCGGCGCACCAAGGTTGGCAGAGAAGAGTACGAAGATTTCCTGATGACCACAGGAGGCCGGCAGCCCATCAAGCAGGAGATGTACGATGTTTGCATGGCCAGGAGAGAGATAGTTGCTGACTTTATTCCAAAGGAATCGCACCACGTTGAGCTCACAATATGCTTTATGTGGAACAACCAACAGTGCAAGGGCAAGCTCGATTGGCACACCGGCACAGACATCTGGGACCTAAAGACCTGTCGGGATGCTTCGCCGCGTGGTTTCAAGAGTGCTATCAACGCATTCAAGTATCACCAACAAGCGGCATTCTATTTAGCTGGTTGCAGGGCGGTAGGATTGCCCACAGAGAAGTTTTACTTCCTGGCGCAAGAGAAACCTCACCCATACCCTTACGCCGTTTATACGCTATCTGACGAGGCCATTGCTTATGCCGACGCAAAGAATGAGCAAGCTATGGCGCTCGGCATTGCCTGTAGAGAAAGTGATTTGTATTTGCCCTACAACCGAGAGGGTGTAACTGAGTTTGATCTAGGTGACTTATACTAAAGAAGAAGAGGCTGAACTGGCTGAGCAAAAAAAATATTACGCCGCTCGGTCTGTTTGGTCGCGTCAAAATAAACTAACGCCTATCAGCCGCCAGACGTGGAAACAGTGGTGGGAAAAAATGTTTGACGACAATTACTTTCAATACACTAAAGAAATGATTAAAAAAAAGAGCACCTGATGCTATTTTTTTTCGGCAGGAAGCCAGCTTTTGGACGACTTGCCACCGTCATGGCCAGGCCGTTTGGCCACATTGCCCCAGTATCGGTGCACATCTAATGGCAGGTTGTTTTTCTGGAGCACCTTATGCGAAGCTGTCAGCCATCTGGTGCGCGCTGCTTCATCTTCACCCATCGCTCAGCATTCTAGTTTCAGCTCCTTATAATCTGGCCAGTAACCATCGCAGACCATCGTAGCATAACGCTGTTCGGCCAGCACCGCGTTGTGATAGTCCATGTTACCGACAGCCGCCAGAATAAGGAACACCGCGACGCCGAATAGGATTTTAGTTGGTTCATTCATAATGGTTAATCCTTATTTTTAAATGAAACATGAAACAACTTGCCTTTGTAAAAACCAACATCAACGGAAGTATAGGTATCTGTTTTTGATGCCCTGATCCCGCTTTTTAAATCAAAGTCACAAACTTTTATTGTTATCGGACGGGTTAGATATAATAATAATTTCATGTGTAGAATTAGAATGAGACAAGGCGTATTTGTATTTTTCTAATGTCAATAATTTAGTTGACCTATTATTTAAAGATAAAACCTTAATTAAGCTATCTACACTGGGTTGTCCATCGTCTCTATAACTAAAAACTATAGCCGAGTCTGGCCATTTATATACAATATCTTTTAGCTCATCTATTGCCGAAGATGGGGCATCCCAATTTGAAGTATAATTCACAATTGGTCGATGGGCAGAATCCTTGGCAGATGTTTTAAATAATTTATAATCCACGAGGCCTTCCAAAAAATTATAAAAATCTGAATAGTTTATCGATTTAGAGTTAGATGCAATATAAGGAGGATCTAAATAAATTAAATTGGGGTTTAGTTTAGTGTTAATTAAATCATTTGAATTTCTATTGGTCACTTTGTGGGAGTTACTATTTGTAAAGTTATGTTTTTTTAATTCATTAATCGTCAAAATAGCATGATGATAAATTGATTTTTCCCACGTAACGGCATTGCCAAATGACCGTTTAACAGTCTTTAGTCGCATATTCAAATTAGCCCTATGAAATAAATTGTAAGGGCGCTTTTTTAACAAAGACTGGCCAACAGCATAAATTAGTACTTTACGCTCAATATCTTCGTAATTTTCTACATTTTGACAAAATCTATCTATCTGACAATTTTCATCGTTTGTAAAAAAAATATTTTCATAGTGTTTAGAAACAAGAGGATCAAATTTTAGAGTCTTTTTATGCAGAACATCATCCAAAATATTTTCCCAGTTTGTGTTATCAAGAATACTATTGGTAACTTCCAAGAAAACATGGGAGGTGTTGTTTGAAAATTTCAGGTAATCATTTGATATTACCCTGTATCCGAGATCTCGTAGTAGCAAAGTTACTATTCCGCTACCAGAAAACAAATCTAGAGCTAGATTATTTGGACATGTATCAAAAGCTAAAGCCAAATGCCGTAATAGCTTTCTTTTGGAACCTTGAAAACGAGTTTTTGGATAAGTGCTAAGACTAAAGGTTTCTACGTCTTGAAAAAGATCACTAGTGGACATATAGATATATTAAATTGTTTATAAAATGTGAAAATATTTAAAGATTAATAACTATTTAGTTTTCCAATACGCCCCGAAGGGCGTTTCAGCCGGTCACCATCCGGCGCTCATCAGTTGGAATTAATCTTTAGTAATAAGAAAGGCTGCTGCTTCTTCGTCGAGCATAGTTTCAACGAGGTCATAAGCCTTGTTTAGCTGGTCAAGAATTGACTCTTTAATTTTGCCGTCATCATCATTGTCTTGCTTCATCACTACGCTCATCATTCTGATTAGCCGTTCGTTAAAGCGGTTATATGGACCGATATAACCCGGCCCGTAAACTATGTTCATCACATGGTTTATTTGGCTTTCGGTAAGTGCTACATTAACTTTTCGTTTCGACATTTGCTTCTCTTCTATTTAATTAACTTACACCCCCATTATACTTATTATCGTGTCGTTGTCTACACATTTATACATATTTGTGTAATTAAATTAGGATTAAATCAGTCTGTTCCTTCGTATAGCTCAACGACACGACTTTTGTTGTACAGCCAGAAGACCAATAGGTATCTATCACCGCCATCCACCGGCAACCCTCGGTGCAGGTTGGTGAAGCTAGGGAACATCAGCGCGTGCCCGTTGGGCAATGGTTTCAGCGTTCCGTGGTTGTGGAACTCCGTACCGCCGCCCTTATAGCTACCGGTGTTGAGCGGCACCACTACCGAGATATCAGCCGACTCATCGTGATGCCAGTTGCCCTTCTGCTTATCGACAATATTGTAGTTGGCAATCTGAATTGTGGCTGCATCGCGGCAATCTCTTTGCCAGAGCGAGGTGATGATAGGATTGATGACTGTCTGCGCGACGAGCCACATGTTGCGATACAGCTCTGGGCACTGCGTTTTCAGCACGATTTCTGGTATCTGCCTGAGCACGTCTTCATGCTCGTTTGTCTCGAACGCGAGCTCTTCTTGCATGAGCTCAATTTCTTCACACATCATCTTGCACCACTGGCGCCGAAAAAGCGGGAACGTATAGACCTCCGGGAAAACCTTTTTGCAGATTTTCTTAGCTGGCGTGTTGCCCAGTTTTTCTATCCCCTCGTTTGCCCGATACTTAGTAATTAACGGCAGCGACTCTTGCACCGCCTTATAAGTGGGTTGGTGGACCATCCAGTGCGACTGCATTGAAAGCAGGTAGTTTTTTAGCTCGTACATATTGTTGCTAATTGTTGCACGAATCTATAGAATGTTCCATATGCAATCACAAACAAAAACGATTATGGCCGAAGACATTAATCCGAAGATCAGAAAATCACTAGCGCTAGACGTGCGCACATACAATCTTTTGCAAGACATTTGCGATAAAGAACGCCGAAGCAAAATTGACCAGCTGAAGGTTTTGATTGAACGCGAGCACCGAGCACTAATGATTCAAGACTCTCGCCAGGCGGTATAAAGGATGAAGATGTTTGGCAAAAAGGCAAGGCCAGTGCCTCAGTCTTACCAGCCCGTTCTGGAAGCCACAGAGGTTATCGCGCTTTTTTCACGGCTAACGCTACACCATCAAGCCGCTCTGCTGCGCCTTATCTCCAGAAATCTGGTTATTAATATTAATGGGGAAGCCCACATGGGCTACGACTTTGAGTACGAGGTAAATGGTGCAATCGTTTCAGCTACGGAAGCCCAGGACGATTTAGACGAGCGAGCCGATACCTGATTTTTTTGCGTTCATGCGCATCGCTATTTCTCTGTCGGATGCAGAGGGTAGAATTGTCGGTGACATTGACGCGTCGAAACCGCTAGGCGCCCCACCAAAACCACTTTGCGGCATGTCTTCAAACAAGGGCAAGTTTAATGCGGCTTGAGTATTGTTCAACTGGCCTTGCTGTTCAATTGGTTGGTCTGATTGAGACATTTGAAACCCATCAATAGATTTCTCTATCTCTCTAAGGTTTTCTGCTGCTCCTCCTAAGTCTGCTGATAACCCTGGATCTACAGCAACATCTATAGGCTGTACAACTAAAGGCTCTTGAGAGCGCGTCAAAGACTGCCTGGCAGCATCTAATGAAGAGCCATCCATCGATGGTATAGGGGAACTTAACAACCCCTTCTTGGCCAAGGCAGACATGATTGTGTAGTTAGAAATAGAAGGATTGAGCTTAATTTGCTCCGACAAGGTAGGAAGTGCATTTTGTTTAAATCGACGAACTTTTGCAATTTCATCTTTTGTAAACAACTCGTTAACTATTTCTTTTTGATTATTAAAAACATTATTGTAGTTTTTTACTATTCCTGACCTAGTAGATTCATTGTTATTATCGCTAAATGCTTTAGTAAGAACCCCATCTTTTAACAAATCTTTAACCTCAACAAATTCATTTTCTGTCAATGAGTTTCTAAGTTTAGAAATCGCGAGAGGTAAAGACTGGCTTGGAGCAAATTGATTATGCGAAAACATAAGATTAACCACGTTACTTGGGGTGTAATTTCTGTTAGTAATCTGGCTAAGTATTTTGTTTGATGCCTTTTCCCTTTGGTCTAAAATATTTTCATCATCGCCTAGTCCCATATAATTATTATAAAGACCTTTAGCGGCTTGTAATTGATCTATTGCTTCCGTGTCGCCACTAATAAAGCTTTGTTCTATTTTGTTGTAAACAGGCGTTTCAAGACCTTCTTTCATTTTCATTGCGGCTTGCTGTTCACTGCTGTTCGGGCTTAATCTGTTAATACTTACATCTAACCTTTTTTGCAGGTCATGTAGTTTTTTCAAGGTTTGGCCTTCAAATGCTGGATTTTTCGTTTGTTTTGCGATTCTTTGCAGAGAAATAATTTCTTTTT